CATTCCTGGCAGATAAGCCCCACTCAATTAAAGCGCCGCCAGCGAGCCCAAGCACAACAACGAAGGCACCGATACCAGTCGAGACAAGCAAGCCGCGAACAGTCGTGGCAAGCGCAACCGTGCTGGCGGCAGCTTGCTTCGCAGCGCCTGAATAGCCCAACGCCGCTACAGCCGCAGAGCCGAACGCCTGAGCCAACTGCGTGACAGCAGTGGCAATTGCCTGCCGGTTGATGAACGCCAAGTAGCCGCCAATCGCGGGCAGCAGGTTCTGGGCCAGCGGGACCGCCACGCGGCCGACGAACGCCAACGCGTTGCCAACGTCTTCGAGCAGCGTGCTCAGTGTCCGTGCCGCCGCCGGTACGTCGATGCTCTGCACGAACTTGATGAAGTTGTCCGTGCCTTGCGTCAGGGCTGGTTGCAACTGCGTCAGGATGCGTCCGGCGAGCTCCTGCATCGCCTGGCCGGCGAGCCCGAACGAATCGCCAATGGCGTCAATCTTGTCTGGGTTGATGCCGTTGACGCCGTCGCGGAAGCCGCCCAGGAACGTCTGGGCCGTCTTCAGGTTCTCGGGCAACTCGCGGAACGTCGGCAGCAGTAACGCGCCGCTCTTGCCAAAGATGGCGACGGCAGCAGCTGCACGCTGGGCAGGGTTCTCAATGCCGTTGATGGCCGTGGCAATCGCCTGGAACTGCTGCGTGCTCGTCTGTGTGGCCAAGTCATCCACGGACAGCCCGAGTGCCGACAGGGCCTTCGTGGCTTCCTTGCTTCCACCAGCGGCCTTGCTGATCGTCACCTGTGCCCGCGTGAACGCCTTGGCAAGTTCTTCGCTCGACGCACCAGACAGGTCGGCTGCCACCTGCAACGTCCGCAGTTCCTGGTACGACACGCCCAGGCTCGCGGCCAGCTGCCGCGTGTTGTCGATGGCGTTGAGCGCCCCGCTCGTGAACGCTTGAAACGTGTTGGCGATTGAAGAGATGCCACTGATGAACGCCTTGGAAATCTCCAGCGTCTTCAGCGTCGAAACATCACGGGCCGTCTGCTTGGCGGCGTAGCCAAGCTTCTGCAATTCCACGACGCCGGCGTTGATGCCCTGGGCCATGCCCACGGCAGATGCCGACAACTGAAATCCAATGCCAAGGGTTGCCATGTTTCACTTTTGGCCCAGGTCGGCCGCCATCTGCTTGAGCGTCTCTGCTATCTGCGTCGGGTGCTGCGGGGCGTGGCCTTCGATTGGGATGAAGTCTTGAGCGTCGGGCACTTTGTTTTTGCAGTAGGGAGCCAGGACTGAACTTGCCAGCATTCCCGTCTGTAGCCACGGGTTATCTAGCGGGCGAAACCATCGGCTGTAGGCGATCCAGTACGAGAACTCCCGGGAGTCCATCGCGTCGATTTCGGCCACGGTCTTCTTGAGGTGCGAGGCCAGGTCGAACTTGAATCGCAAGCTCGGCCTGGCGTTCATTCCCCCGCTAGCTTCTCGATCTCCTCCTCGGTCAATGCGTTGTGCTTCAGTGCCGCCTTCCACAATCCGTGAATCTGATCGACGCTCTTGCGACGCAGGGCCGCCACGCCTTCGTCACCGGGAAACAGCAGCACGCCCTTGTCATCACACAGGCAGCGGGCGAGCAGCTCAGAGCGAAAGTCGGGGATCACGGGTACGGCCTTGGACTGCGCCTCGAGCAGCTTCACTTCGTAGCTGTCACGGTCGCCCACGGTCATCAGGCGGATGCACACCTCGCCACCCCACGCCGGAATCTTGATGATCTTGGCGTCGCTGGCCTGCTCGATCTGGTCTCGCGTCAATACTGCCATGGTTCACCCGTCGAGTAGTCGGAACGTCACGGTGTAACGGGTCACGCCGTTCAGCTCGGGCGCGACGTTCACGCCCTCATAGACTGCGGTACACGTCAAGTTGGCACCGCCGCCCGTGATCGTGAGCGTGCCACGCGTTCCGTAGCTGGCAGTCGCCACGCCGGTGGAACTGAGGCACGTGAGAGACACCGTGCCAACGTCATCGGTCCACGTGGACGAACGGCCTTTCGGAAGGCTGCCGCCATAAGACCACGACAGATCCGAGATTTCGGCGAACGTGGTCGCGCCGAAACTGGCGACTATCCCAGTGCTGTACGTGGCCACGGAACCCTCCGTGGCTCAAGCCAACTGGAACTCGGCCGAACCACGGATGGCGTCGTTCACCGTCAGCGTGACAGAAGACGAGTTGCAGGTCGCAGTCGCTGAGACGCTGATGCCGCCGGTGATCGCCAGCGTGCCCGTCGTGTTCTGGGCGATGACGCTGGTGCCGATGTACTCGATGCTGACGCTCTTGCCTGTGTCGCCGCCCTGCGTGCCAATCAGCGGTCGAGCAATCGAAAGAACGCTGGCCCCGGTGGTCTGGCCGAGGTGCGAGATGTCGATGTTGTCGGCCCCGCCGCCGGTGGCACCGATCGTGTAGGTGATGCTCGTGACGGTGTAGTTCACGCCAGCGAAAGAAAACGTCGTGCCGGAACCGGAATGCGGGGTCGTGGCCATTCGTCAGCTCTCCTGCCAGCGGATGTCGTAGGTCTGCGTGATCTGATACGCCGGTGGCATCTCGGCACCACCGAGTGAAACGAAGTCGTCGGATTCGTTCTCCAACGACACCTGATCCACAACCGTATTTTCCGACTGCCCACCGTATCCATCCAGAACGACACGCATCGCGTCTGCCACCTCGCGGGTCTGGTCGTACGTGACGCCGTAGACCTGATACTCCAGAGTGACACGGGGCATGCCCATAGGGTTTCGCAGCGTCTGCTCTCGCTGGATGCCGGTACGCCGCCATGTGACAAAAGGCAGGGACGCCGACGCCGGGGCGAGCACCGGGTAGATGCGGGTGCTGACGAGCGACGTGACAGCCGTGCTGCTGACCAGGGCGGTACGCAGGACGGCTTCTGGCGATTTCATAGGCCGAAGTCTCCGTATTTCTTCTGGGTGGCACGGATCGCTGCCGTCAGTGCCTTCCGCATCTCCACGTCCAAGATGCTCTGCATCTGGCTCTGCGTGGACTGAAAGGCCCGCGTCAGCGGCCTACGGGCCGGGCTTCCACGCACAGTGCCGGTGGCGATGAAGTCGACTGGGTACTGCCCGCGTCCTGTGAAGTACCTTCGCTTTCCCTTGCGCTGGTCTGCCCCGCCGTCCTTACTAAAGCCGGAAGACATAATTCGCCGGCTGGCTCCGCTTATTCTTTTCACGCTTTCGGCTGACGTGCGAATACGGCCGCCAAAAATCACCCGCTTGCGTTTCACTCGTGCGGTTTTGATGCCTGGGGTTTTCGACTTGGTGCCGTATTCCACCATGTGCGAGTGATAGCCACGGTTTGGTCCCTTAAGAACGCCGCCGCCTTCAAAGGCCGGAGCCGCACCACGCTGGCTCTTGCTATTCACCGGCCGCCGAAAGCCGACAATGATGACGCCAACTGGCAGGTTGGCCTTGTTGTTGTCGTATTCCTTTTCCTTCTTGCTGACGCTCGCCAGTAAGTTGCCAGTGACCTGACCCAATGCGGCAACGTTCTTTCGCAACGCTTCCTGCCCAGGCTTCGCCGCCTTGCGAAGGGCACGCAGCTGGTACTTCGTGCTGATGTCTCGCGGCAGTTTCTTGAGCTCGGCAACGATGTCAGCCAACGGCTCAACGGCAAACAAGGCTTTCGCCTTCTTGCCCTTGCCAAGCGCCAACTTGATAAGCGGCGACTGATTGCCGCCGGCAAAGACGTTCGCCATTACGGGATCGTCTCCTGGCAGATGATCTCGTGCTCGCTGCGGTTGCCCCGCTCGAGCAGGCTGACAATCTCCAGCGTCCGTGTCCGCCAGGCGAAACGCATGTTCTGCGTCAGCCCCGGCAGGTAACGCATCCGCACGCGATGGGTGACGCCGATCTCCTGCTGGCCCAGCCCCAGCGACTCGCGTGCACTCACGCCTTCCACGCTCGCCCACACGGCCGACGAATTGCTCCACGACAGCACCTGCTCGCCGAGGGCATTCGTCGTGCCGCTGGCGATCTGCACCGTGACACGCTCGCGGAGCCGGCCGGCGTCGATCATCGGTAAGAGCCCCAGCGTTGCGAGTCGAGTAGCGACTTCACGCCAAACGGCACTTCACCTCCGCCAGCGTTGTCGGCAGCAGCACGTCGCTCGTACCACGTGCCAATCAGCATCAGGATCGCGTGCCGGATCGCGGCCGGGACGCTCGTGCCGCTCGCCCCGTACCCGCCCCACCACGTAACGCTGATGGCGTTGTCATCCCGCAGATGCGGCGGCCACGTCTGGCCGTAGAGCGTCTTCACGGTGCCAGGCGTGCCGGCACGGTCCACGCGGTAGCTCGCCGTCGAGTAGGTGGACGTGGTGCCGTTCTCAAACGTGAACGTCAGAGCCACCGCCGTGGCCGTGCCAGCGGCAGCCATTGGCGGGCGTGGCAGTTCGATGTCGTGCGTCCCGTCTGGCGGGAACGTGTCGAACCGCATCACCCACTGCGTATGCACCAGCGTGCGGTCAAGATACTCTTCGCACCACTCACGGGCCGCAGCGATCAGCGTGCCGATGTAGGTGTCATCGTCGCTGGTATCAACCCGCAGGTGGGCCTTGGCCTCGGCGAGCGTGACGGGCTCAACCGCTGGCGGCGTTGCT